AAGGTTCATCTTTCTTTATCCTTGTTACTTCCTCATGCTCTTCATCGTAAAGATGCTCGGTCTCCTCGATGAATTTTTCACCGTCATGCACCTCGTCATCAGGATCGGGTAACGCCCGCCAAAATTCCCAGCGGTCGGGAGCAAACTTATCCTGACACATGATTATCGTAGTTTTTCAGACTGGAGCGCAGAGTTAGGGTACTATCGCCAGGGGCATTTTCCTGATCTTTTAATCCCTTGTTTGCCATCCAAAGCCTTTGGGCTTTTTGTATCTTTCCGCGCTTTCCTCCAAAAGCACCTTTAGTGTGTCTTGCTGATTTACCACTCATATTAAATATCCCTTCTCCCTAGCCCATATTGGTTCCCTGTGAATTTTGTCATGACACGATCTACAAACAGATAACCAAGTATCAACATCCAAGTAGTACTTTCCTCTTCCATTTCTATGATGAACATCGCTTGTTTTTGCCTTCATGCACACCTCGCAAATTGGTAGTTTTTCCAAGAACTCCTTTCTTAGAATCGAATACTCCCTCATCTCCCTTTGTCGCTTTTTGCTTACCCTTCGGAGCGGAGTTCTTTTCATTGTTCATACTTATTATCGTTTGTAGATCCCACATATAACCACCCACATAAAGTTAAAATTAGTATACAGAATATTATTACACCCATATGTTACACGATGTTTTAAGTAACAATAAGTTCGGAGTCAAGGTCTACATGCTTGCTGATTAAATTACTGCTCACTCCGGATTCAGATATGTGATCGTCAGAACCACCCACATTTCCCCTTGATAACTGCCATACTTCGCCACCCATTTCACGAATCATTTTCGCCTCATTATCAAATCGTACATCATCAATAATAAAAACAGTGGCATCTGACTCTTCTATCCGATGCCTAGTAATATCAATCCATATTGAATCAGATATAAGATTTCTCCCCCACTCAGTACCCAATGTCTGTAAGCAGTGTCTTGCGGATACACCAAGGTTCGGAATTACTCGCTCCTTATCTTCGATGTAGTCTTTATGAACAATGCACCCAAGCATTTCCTTAAGTGGTGATGCAAATGATATAATCCTAATGGCATCCGACCACTCACGAGTCTTGTACATATCAAAAACAAGTTGATTTGCATAAGTTGACTTACCTACTCCCTTCGGCCCTGCTAATCCTATTATAACCATTTTTTCCTCCTTACTGCTTTCCTCCCGCCCCTAAGGAATATCCGAGAAATACGACCCCACACCAGAAGAGTGCGCCACAAAGGACGCACCCGTCTGGGTAGAAAAAAGAAAAATCTAAAGACATTCCTAAGCATCTTTCTTGTCAAGAAATGTCAAGTTATCCATGGTTACCACGGGCTTTTGGAATTTATGTCCATCTTTTTCCCATTCCTCAATGTGAAGAGGTCCCCGGATCTTCAGGTTCTTTCCTTTCAGTTCTAGTTGCATGAGCTTGTTGTTCAGCTTCTCCCTCCAAGAATTTACAGTGATAAAGGAAGTTCTTTCCCCTTCACCAATCTTTTCGTTAACAGCTAACCTTAAAACCATGAGACTTTTACCTGATGGTATCTCCTTGATTTCTGGTTCTGCAACCGACGTTCCTATGATGTTTGTGTATATTTCTCCTAGCATATTGTTTTTAGTTATTGGTTAAATTTCGAGGAGGCTGCGCCTCCTTACAGTCTTCTTTAAAGATTTCAGATAAGCTTATAAAATCGCATAGGTACTTTGGGCATACATACGCATCACGCACGCCGTCCTTGTCCCGTTGTGCGATGATTTGCCATTGTTCTTTTGTGCCTCCTTTAATTACCGCAGCCGAGGAATTGTTCTTATCTACAAAGACGATAAACATTGGCTTTACTCTTAATTGATCCCATTGCCTAACGGACATCACATGAACATTAGCAAACGGAAAGTCGTGTTTACCCGTCCATGCATGTATGTTTGATCGTTTTACCTCAACAGGGTAGGTTAGGAGTAAATCTCCGTCATCTCGATACATATGTCTATCTTTTGCCCCGTCAGGTAGTTCAAGGTTTGGTAGAACCTGGACTTGCAGTCCTTGAAATCTCCTGAAGTACTCAGCAACTTTTGCTACTGAGAAATAAGATCTTTGCAGTTCTGTTCTAAATTCTTGTGCTGATCTCATTTTGATAAAAAGGTTTTGGTTTCTCGTCGTTTAATCGTGGTTCAGGAGCTTTCTCCAAGAACCTTTGCGTGAACCTGTCAAATGTTACACGATCTTTCGTGTGTCCAATGGGACCAAAGCGATTCTTCTGAATCATAATATCAGTTGTTTGTGAGTCACCACCGGCTTTCATTTCACGATGAAGCATTAACACGATATCGGCATCTTGCTCAATTTGCCCCGATTCCCTCAAGTGGTGAAGGGCAGGGGCTCCACCCGTTTTAGCCGAGTCACGATTTAGCTGACAAATCAAGAATACGACAATCCCAAGTTCCTTGGCGAGTCGCTTGCAAGCTTTAGATATTTGAGCCACCTGTTGCTCTCGTACATCACGCTTGTCTTCCGGTTCCATCAATCCAAGGTAATCAATAAATATAGCATCAAGATTATGCTTTCTATTCATTGTCTTTGTCTGCGCTCGTATCTTAGATATTGTCTGAGCAGAGTCATCATCCACCCAAATAGGCAATTCCGATATATTCTCAAGACCCACTTGTAAAAGCCTCCTGTCTTCGTCAGACTCACGCCTTTCAGCAAACTTAGATAAATTCACTCCTTGATCTATTGCCGCCAATTTCTTCCCAAGTTGATCATTAGACATTTCAAGACTAAAAAATAATATCTTTTTACCCATGTTTCCCGCATGATGGGCGACATTCATCGAGAATGTTGTTTTGCCTATAGATGGACGGGCTGCAACTACAACCATCTGTCCCGCACGAAATCCACCATCAAGTATCTTATTTAGGAACTTAATGTTAGTCTGAATACTTGCTCCACCTTGTTCCCGTTCGTGTTTAATAGCTTCATTTGTAGCAACTGCTAATTCTTTTGCCGAAACCAATGTTTTAGTGTTTGGCTCAATTAATTGAGTCAGCTCATCATCCGCACGAATAGCAATATTTGTTGGATCATCAAGTTTCCCTGCTTGTTCAACCTCGTCTTGCATTTTAAGTGACAAATTTTGAATCTTTCTAAATTTATCAGCTTTGACTAACCGATCTACCCACTCTTTCCCGCGGATATTTGTGTCACAACACATCAATACATTAGAAATAAAAGTAGGATTATTTTCCTTCCAATCTTTTGGTAATCGAAGCATTGCCCCAAACATCCCAAAATCATCTGCTTTATCAGCTTCCCGTAAAGCTAAGAAATATTCCTGTAAATCTCGATCCGTAAAGTGACCTTCATTTATTCCATTATCTAGTGCGTATGCCCATATCTCATATGTGCTATCACAATCTTCATCTCGCGTGCTGGAAAGAAATCCCCGCTCCGCATCATAATCTGTATATTCATTCAACATCGTATGCTAATCCTCCATTATCTGTTTTTGTTTCGTTATCGTATCCACCATCATTGAGCCAAGAATTTGGGTGCTTGTACTGGCGACCTCTCATTGCTTCGGTGTTGCAGTAATCATTGTACTTTTCACCGCAAACCTCAGGGTTTTTGTCTTTGAGTATTTCCCATTTATCCGAAATGGTTCTCACCACACGCTCGGCAAATTGTTTGTCTTCGCAAATAACCCAAAATGCTTTGAACCAAGCTTGGACATCACTCTTTTTATCAGATGTATCGCAACGAGGTTCCGTCTTTGGGTTATAGTGAGTTACTGCAGTCTGTACATTTGTATTCCCTAGGGTTGGGGCAATAAACTGGGCAAGTGCCGCTTTTACAACTTCTGATTTCCTCATTCCTGTCAAATGACAAAATGATTCTAATCTCAAATATGCCGTTTCATTTAGGCGAAAGCTTGTGGGGTAACTTTTATCACTCATCTGCTTACTTCGACCCATGTTTCTTCGTTTTTGTAACTCTTGACTTTTTTCTGCGAGACTTCGAGGGTGATCGCTGTGGGATCATCTTCAGGTATAATTTTTGCATAGCGGAGGTAATCGACGAGATGCTTAACGCCCCCAATAAGGTTATCCGGATCACAGAGCCTGACTCTTTTGGAGACAATGCGGACTCGGTGGCGACAAGGCATGCCATGGTCATGGATTGCTTCTCCTTGAGCAACTGCCATCGGTTCATTCCGAGCATCGTATTCAAGGAAGGGGTTCGCTTCTTTACACATAAAGTTATTTTTTCTCCCGCTTCCATTACTTTGCTCTAACAATCGAAGAAGATTTTGGTTTTGTTCGAGCAACATCTTTCAATCGCTGATTCAAATCCTTTTTTGCTTCTGCTTTTGTCATTCCAGTATGATCTGCCCAAGTTGAAACAAATGGAGTCATTGAAAACTTCATGTGCTTTAAAAGGTCATCCCACCCAAGAATATTTGCATCCATTAATATTTTAGCGACTTCTCGTGCATCGTATGAAGTAATCTTTCCTCCTTCTCGCAGTTTAAATCCTGGTACTGCTTCAGGATTTTCCTCAAGCTTGACTTTAACTGCCGCTTTTACTGCTTTTACGAAAGCGTCACAGAGTGGAACCCACTCCATCGCTTCTGCTAATTTATCATCATCCAACCATTTCATGCTACTAACTCCTTAATTTTGTTCCTAACTTCTGGGCAAAACGGAACCGCCGAGCACCATTTGCACTGCGACGGTCCCGCCGTCCGAGACGGATTATCACCCGTTGCTTCATCTACTATTCCGCAAATCCAATCTCCCCTACCCCAAAGGTGACCGGAGGAATAAGAAGCCGTTGTGTATATCGGATCTTGGAAAGGCTCAATAAGTGCAACATATACTTGATGCACTTTAGGGAAATTCTTCATAACCAAAACTGCTTGTGCAAGTAACTGCAAGTTTACGGGTGCAGGATCGTGATCGCCTCTCAATGTTTTGTAGTCTGCGAGAAATGCAAACTCCGTTAGTCTTGGAATTCCATCCCCAAAGTCTCGCGTTGACGACCAAGTTTCTAGATAATCAAGTTGCCCCGACCATTTATCATCCCACCACAATCTCACTTCTCGATCGATTGTAGTTTCGTTCTCAAGTAAATCGAGATCATCACGACACCATTCAAGAGCTTTACGGCAACGATCAGCGCAAAATCTTTGCTCAGGATCAATGATTTCATCAAGAGGGGTTTGATCCTCTTCGTACTGATGTCGTATAGTGCCCTCATTAGCAGCATCCCTTTCGCCATACCACGGAAAAATCTGATTTGCTTGGTGAAACCCTCTGCATTTCGAGATTGCTGAGATCTTGGAAGCTGAGGGTGCATCTCCTCTTTCCTCAGGCGACTTTTCCAAATCTTTGTTTCCCATTATTGCTTTTCTCCTTAAGAGCTTGATCCACCGCACTCTTTAATTCT